GTGGTTTAAGATACAAAAAAAGATTAACGATCTAATGGCAGTACAAAACAAATTTATGGTTAGAGTACAAGTGTTAGTAGATAAAATTGAAGTAGATCCAGATAGGGCATGTGATTTGGTTCCCGATGTTAACAAATTAATACAGTTAATTCAAAAGGTAGAACGAGTAATCTCTAGAATATCTAGACTCTTACGTGCATTATCATCATTGGCCAGGAAATTAAAAAAGATAGTTAAACTTTTGAAGTGGATATTCTCTCCATTAAAAATAGTAGAAGCGTACTTTATGGTCTTAGGTGTTATAAATGGTATACCTCAATTATTGGCAACGGCTGCACAAAATATGGCAAACTCACAAAGAGTTATGCAATCTTTATTGGCACTCCTACAAAAAATAATAGCACAGTGTATGGTTAATAGAGGCGCAGAAGCTGGGTTGACGAAGGAGCAATGTGAAGCTGCTGGTGGTGTATACGTAGATAGGAGATTAGGTGATCTAGGAGATTCTGTAGGTGGAGAATTAGGACTTGGATTATCTGATTTAGAAAATTTTGATGAATTCGAAACAGATAACGATGGTGATATAACATTCGATGAATTTGATAGAATATTGAATCAACAGTCAGTTGACCTTCAAGAATGTTTATTAGAATTGGACGATATAGATAAGGCACAAGAATATGTTATATAATATTTATAAAATAAAGGTAAAGGTAAAGGTAATATCATGAAAAAATCGCAAATAGGAGCTTTGAAAAAGATAATACAAGAAGCTGTACAAAAAGAAGTAGCTAAACAGATGCATGCTGTTATTAAGGAGATAACTGCACCACAACCTAATATGGTTAATGCTTCACCTATAGCTGAAACTAAAACTGCAACTAGACAACTTGTAAAGGATCCAGTTCTGAATCAAATTTTAAATGAGACACAAGGTGGTATACCAGGTGGTGAATCACAACAAGAAGAATGGCCTACTATGGGTGGAGGAACAATGTCATCTGTTGGTCAAATTGGTGGACTACAAGCACAAATGCAACCTCAACAACCAGTTAACACAGCTGGAATGCCAGACTTTTTGAAGAAGGCCTTCAGCGGTCATGACGCAAAAGTTGTTAAAGCAATAGAAAAGAAACATGGCTCTAGAACTAAGTAGATTAATTAAAAATTTAGCTCAGCTTAGACATAAAGAAACTAATAAAAATAAATTTCTAAAAAGTAAAGCTAAGGTACAGGAATACAAACAAAATGTAGAAAAAGCCACTGGTGAGGCCATGGCTATACATGATTATGTCAATAAGGGAGAAGTGTCACCAACGTTTCCTATAGGAAATAATGGTAGAGCACTAAACCCTCCAGTTCCAATGGAGAAGAAATCATTCTCGTTTTTGGTTGACGACATATTAGAGTTGAATTCTCTTACACCTGGATCATCATTACATGTCAATAAGAAAAGACAAATAGAAAGTGATTTAGAAGTTGGGATTGTCACAAATATATCCGGTGTCCGATATTTAAGTACAAGGGGAAGAGCAAAACAACTTGATCGTCCGTTCGACGAAATGAATGATAAACAGGCTATAGCTCTTTCGAAAACTACTGGCAGAGGTAAACTTAAGTAATGGCACTAGAAAATAAAAGGAACGCATCGGTACGAGAACGAGATAGGGATGAAGATTCCAAAATCGGTTTAGTATTTCCGTTGACTAGGGGTAAGGATGGATATTTTAAATCTTCATCTACGCTTTTAGAACAAACAAAATCAAATATGAAAAACCTTTTATTAACGGTTAAGGGTGAAAGACCGTTTCAACCAGATTTAGGTTGCGATATATTTAACATACTATTTGAACCAGCAACTGAAGATCTCTCAAGTGATATTGATGGGTCTATCAGAGAAGCAGTTGGAAAGTGGTTACCACATGTAAGTTTAAAGGGCGTAATAGTTGATATAGACAATAATACGGTAAACATAACAGTCACATTCTCTATTGTAACAGATCCGAATGCCACAGAATCTATATCATTGGCACTAAATAGAGTTGGAGTTTAATAATGGCAAGCACGAAAATTAAACCTAAAGAAGTACAATATCTAAATAAAGATTTTAATTCTTTTAAGTCTACACTTATAGACTATGCAAAAACATATTTCCCTCAGAGTTATGCAGACTTTAATGAAACTTCTCCAGGAATGATGTTTATAGAAATGGCATCATACGTTGGTGATGTTTTAGCATTTCACATTGATGAACAATTTAGGGAATCACTGTTAGTCTACGCTGAAGAACGAAAAACTATTTATGATATTGCTCAATCATATGGATATACACCAACAATATCAACACCGTCTACAGTAACATTAGATTTTTTTCAAACTGTACCTGCAACTGGAACTGGAAATGATATAAAACCAGACTATAGATATGGATATGAAATATCTGCCGGATCTAGGACAAAGTCAGATGAATACGGTGTATCATTTAGAACAATCAACAATATAGATTTTAAACATTCTAGCTCAATAGATCCCACAACAGTTAGCATATATGAAGTAGATGAAGACAATTTACCAACTAAATATTTGTTAAAGAAATCTGTTAGATCGGTAAGCGGAGAGTTGGCAACAGAAAAGTTTACGTTTACAACTGCTAAAGCTTATGATCAAATTGTGTTGGGAAAAGATAACGTTTTAGAAATAATTTCATGTACAGATTCTGATCAAAATAAATGGTATGAAGTTGAATCTCTTGCTCAAGACTTGGTGTACGACGATGTATCGAATACTTCAGAGTTTGATCCGCAATTATCACAATTTAATGATACTGTACCTTACATTTTAAAAATGGTTAGATCACAAAAAAGATTTAAAACACGATTAAGGGATGACAATAAAAAAGTTGTACAGTTTGGGTCGGGAACATCAGACAATCCAGATGAAGAAATCATACCAAACCCTTCTACAGTTGGTAATTCATTTACAAACACAAACTTTTTAAATAGTAACTCGGCACTTGATCCTGCAAATTTTTTAGATACGGCAGTTTATGGACAAGCTCCAAGAAATACATCATTAACGTTTGAGTATTCATTTGGTGGTGGACTTAAAGACAACGTTCCTAGTAATTCTATTACGTCTACAAACGGGTTAACATTAGTTTTAAACACAAATGGTTTAACAGCTGGTTTAGTCAATGAAAGTAAAGGATCAATAGCTGTTAATAATTCAGTTGCTGCAACAGGTGGAAAAGGTGCGGAAACTTTGGCAGAAATAAAGGAAAATGCTAGACAATACTTTCATGCACAAATGAGATCGGTCTCAAAGCAAGACTATATCACTAGAGTTTACAATATGCCTGCAAAATATGGAAACATATCTAAAATCTATATAACTCAAGATGACCAATTAAATGCAGGTGAAGGAACATTACAAGATCAAGTGATCAACCAAGACATATTGGATGAGAACGACGGTGAAATTCAACTTTCTAAGTTGCAAGTTAGGGTTCCAAACCCAAATGCATTAAACATGTATGTACTTGGATATGATGGAAACAAACAGCTTGTATCCGTAAACGAAGCAACAAAGAGAAACATAAAGACATATTTAGGACCATATAGAATGTTGACAGATGCAGTCAATATAAAGAACGCATTTGTAATAAACATAGGTGTTAGATTCTCAATTTTGACAAAAAAGGGATACAATAAGGAAAAGGTTATTTTAAATTGTATTCAAAAGTTAAAGGAATATTTTGACATAGATACGTGGCAAGTAAACCAACCAATAATATTGACAGATGTTGCATATGAAATATCACTTATAGAGGGTGTTAATAATGTTGTTGCACCAAAAGAAAATAATCCGGATGGACACATTGTTGTTCTAGAAAATAAATTTAAAACAAACGATGGATATTCAGGAAACATTTACGATATCAATGACGCTACAACTAACGGAACTGTTTATCCTTCTCTGGATCCTTCCATCTTCGAAGTAAAATTTCCAGATACCGATATTACTGGTAGAGTATTGGGAGATTATTAATGGCACATTATTTTGTTTTCTCTGAAAAAGATGCTAGTATAGAACGAGGTGCAATTGCAAACAGTACTGCTAGTTTAAAGAATACTGGTTTAGATGAAATACTCGAGGTTGGAAAAGAGTTTCAGGTTGATAGTACAAATTTTAGTAGAATAGCCAGATCTGTAATTTATTTTCCAGTCAATACAATATCAGAATCGATAGCCTCTGGGGAAATTTCTAACAAAGCAAAGTTTTATTTAAATATTTACGAAGCAAATTCTATTGGATTGGATAGGGATATAACATTAAATGCAAATGCTATTTCTCAAAGTTGGGATGAAGGTGATGGGAAATCTACCGATAGTCCTCAAACAGAAAATGGAGTTCGTTGGAGATATAGAACTACTGGAACTGGATCTCAGTGGTCTGGTAATCAGGATAATTGGGGCGCCACGTATTACACTGGATCAAGCTATGCAGCCTCACAATCCTTTAATAAAAATTTACAGGTAGATATGAGAATGGATGTTAGTCCAATTGTTAGGTCTTGGATTAGCGGAAGTATACCCAACGAAGGATTTGTAGTTCGTAGAAATCCATTAGAGGAAACAAGTCCTAGTGCATCTGGAATGTTTAAATTCTTTTCATCTGATACTCATACAGTATTTGCACCAAAATTAGAAGTTGAATGGGATGATTCCACGTGGCAAACTGGATCACTATCTCCATTAACTTCAGACAACCTTACGCAGTTAAAATTTTATGTTGAGAACATGAACAATGACTATAAGAAGGGATCTATTGCAAAGGTTGTAATTAAAGGAAGAGAAAAGTACCCAGCTAAAAACTTTTCTACTACTTCTTCATATTTAGATGTGAAGTATCTACCTAGTGGATCATCATATTATTCAGTAGTTGATACAAAAACAGATACAGTTATTATTCCGTTTGGATCGGGATCTAAGATAAGTTGTGATTCCAGTGGAAACTTTATTAAGTTAAGAACTGGAGAATTAGAAGCTGAACGATACTATAAACTTAAATTTAAAGTCGTTAGTGGATCTGGAATTAATGCATATACAAATTTTTATGATGAAGATTTAATATTTAAGGTGTCAAGATAATGCCATATACAGAAAAAGAACTACAGTCAAATGAATTTTACACTTCATTAAAGGATAGGGATAAAATAAAATATTTAAGATCAGTAGAAAAAACCGTTGCTAATAGTACGTCACACGATAATACATTGAGAAACGATAACGATGTTGTAATTTCGTATGAAGATCCAGATACTGTAGGTTCTACTCTTGGAGTTAGAGATATGATCCACGTTGAAATATATCAAAGACGATATAGAACAAATCAGGATACTAAGGACATATTAGACAGAGCATTTACGGAGTTTTAAATGCCACATCAAAAATCCAAAAGACAAATTAACATCCCACCAAAGGTGTTCGACTTGATCGTAAGACCTGAATCAAATGATTACGTTACATTCAGGGATGTAGAATATTACAATCAATTTATAGATCTCCCATATGGCTCACCAGATTGGCCAGAAAACTCATTTGGAGGAGACCCAAAAGACATAGTCCAAATTAACATTTATGGTAATCAAGGTGGATTAATATCAACAGTATACAAAACTGCATCAGATATAACGGTTGATTCAAGTACCGAAGTTCCTTCTGTTGGTATACAACCAGGATCGGTCCTAAGAGATTTAGGTTTTAGAAAGGGTAGATTTAGTTTAGAAATTGACTTTATGCGGGTTCAAGCAGGTGGACCATTTCCGGTATTGGTCAATGGCAAAGATAAACTGTATAGAGGACCATTCGAAGAATCAGATGATGGTTACTTTTTTGCATCCATAGATGATCCTGCTTCTGAAACATTGACTGACGATAGACTATATGTTAAAGAAAACAAGTACATAATAAAGCAAATATCATCAGATAGAACTGAAGCAATAATCATACCTGCATATATAGATGATGAAAAATACCTAGAAGATTTTAGATTAGCAGCATATACATGTCTTAATATTTTTCCAGATGCCGGCGAAGCCTTACAGTTTCCACAAGATTTAACTACAAAGTTTATAACATTATCGTTAAACGATGGCAATAGCGTTAAACCCGAATACATAAATGGGGCAATAAGAATTAAAGATGCATACTTTCTGGGAAATAGAGAAGTACCAGAAGTAATAGAAACATTTGAAGTAGAACCCACCATTGAAGTAGAACAGTTGCTTCCAAATTTATTGGCAAGTAGGGGATTCGAAAGTGGTGCAAACTTTAAACCGCTTCAGCCATGGCCTTCTCCGTATAATTTGGTAAGTTATAACGGTGGAGATGTTTATCCTCTATTCAAAATAGAGCAAGATTTAATATCAAGTCCAATCGGTCAAATTGGCATAAAATTAAATTATAACGATTTATTCGCAGGTCATGACACACCAAACAGAGAATTGGCAAATGAGGCGTATAATCAGAGGTATCAAAAAACCACAGGTGTAACCGATCAAAGCATGGTGTATGGATCAGCTGGTATAGAAACAGTTCCATGGTTATTTAAGGGAAGATTTGTAAGAACAGGTTTAGATATAACTGGACAAACTCACACATTTAGTTTCTATATGAATGCACCAGAGGGAACAACAGTTCGAGTTCTTATAAAAACCGGTGCATGGGGTTCAGGATGGCAGACTAGTCAAAATTTTCAAAGTACAGGTGAATGGGACAGGTTTATCATGACGTTTACACCTGACTTTTTTGACAATCGAGGATTATTACTAAGAATTAATGTAGATCAACGAGATGTAAATGTACCTGGTTTGAATGGTCCGTTACCATTGTTTGCTTCTAGTGGAGATGTTGTTAGTTCAATACTTCCAATAGTAAACGATTTACCACTTGAAATGGCCGGTGCCATGTTACAGGTAGGAGCTGGAGCTACTAAATTTCACACTAATGATACCAATTCCAACGATGGAGTTATTGAAACTCCAGTAAATGGTATAGTCAAATTTAAATCTGACGATCCTGACGTAATAACAGTTGATGCATTTCCAGAAGGTGGATTTACTTCTAAAATGGTTGGTGGTACCATAACCATTAATGACGGTATAGCAACAAACGATTTTACTCAAGTATTGGAAACACAAGAGGTTGGAGAGGAAATAGTTTCTAGGTGGGATTTTCAACCAACTGGAGAAGCTTCTTCCTCTATGGGAATATTTAAGGCTTCAATTTTTGGTTCATCACGTGTAGACCCTAATTACCCAGAAACTGGTTGGGACAAAAATCTACACACAAATGCAATGGAAGTTGAAGATGAAGATGGTACCAGAATGTTTTCAACTGGGCTCACAAATACTGACTACATCTCAAGACACAGTGATTACGATCACGCTAGATTTCGCAGAGCAATGGATGACTCATCATATTGGCCTGGAACTGGACATATTGGATATCATGTTCATTGGCAAAAAGATGCTGGTGTTAATGAAGATACAGCTCTAGTATTTCCAGATTTAAATTACCAAGAGTGGATATTAGAACCAATGAGGCAAGCTGCCTTAGCATCTATAGAAAGTACCGATTCAGGAAGTAATTTTTATGCGAAAAGAGAAGGAATAGAAACTAGAACTCAAGAAGGCAGAGGAGTCAATAATTCTAGGTTTCCACATAGACCATTAGAGTCGTATTTTCACTTTAGAAGAAGTTTAGCCTCTCACAATATAATGCAAGGGGATACCGTACGACTTAAGTTTAAAATGAAATCTCAACCAGTAGATTTTGAACAGGGTCAGAGGAAGGGAATTCGTGCACAGTTTTATAGGGCAGTTGGTGATAGAGTTATTGAACCTTCAAGTCCTCCAAGTGAAATAGCTGGATTATATGATAATGTTTCTTTACCGTCTACGTTAGAAATACTTAAGCAAATGACATATCCAATTATACGATCCATGTATATGAATCCAAATACTTTTGTTGGAACACTAGGTGGTGGCGCAGTTGTACCCATGGGACCGGTAAACACATTAAATAGAATTAACATTTTTCTAGACGTAATGGATATTCTATATCCAGAAATTGGCAACTGGTTTGGAGATGACAACAATAAAGTTTGGCCCGAATGGTTTAATTTGGATCTTTTTAATTTTGTACCACAAATAAGACTTCGCTATGACAGGTTGTCTGAAGAGGCACAAAACGTTATAGGTAGATCTACCAATTTTACAGACTTTAGTTCTAACTTTATAAACGTAGTAAACGATATGGGCAATGAATCAATAATTCAACTAGGTGATGATTCAGGCGGATTGATAGGTGAAGGTTCATTTGTGATACATAACCTACATAGAAACGAGTTACAACAGGCATTTGAAGTTTGGACCCCAAGTGAAGGTGATAATTTTTATTTTGACGGAGAGTTTGGAAATGCAGTTGATGAATTAAGTGGAAGAATGACCAGCTACGTAACAGCTACTCCGGGTGACATATTTAATGGTGTATTACGACAATCAGGAACAGCAGGTATTCAACTAGTCGGTGGTGACAGTGATCTTAGTAAGGTTGAGCCTTATTTTATGCACCATAGAGTAAAACAAAGAAGAAACTTTGAATTTACAGTTATACCTTC